CTCCCGACCAGTTGTGCATCTTCCAGATTTCTGTCTTAACACCCAATGTGTTGACGATGTTCTGGTATGCAGCGAGTTCCTTATTGAATGCATCTTCTTCTGTTTCAGTCATGAGATGATAGGTTGCAACTGTACATTCACTACCAGTCTCTTCAACATACTTTTGCATGGCTTCGACTTTGTCCCATGTTGATCCATAGTCACCACCAATACGATTGTACATCCACTCATCATACTTTACAGGATCAGAACCAATCCACGAGAATCGATAGAAGTCTAGTCCTGCATCGACACAGTCTCGCATGTACTGACCGTGCATGTTGTGACCGTTCGAGAAGATGAATGCCTTTGCATTGTACTTCTTGACAATCTCGATGTACTTGGGTAGATCACGGTTCAGTGTTGCCTCTCCGGAACCGTCAAGGTTCACGACTCTCAGGCCGTGTTTTGCACAGTCTGCGACATTAGACTCAAACTCTTCGAGAGACATCTTCTTGAGGAAACCCTTGTGTCGTCCTCCGGTACGCATGTCCTGCGGACACATCGAACACGAGTAGTTGCAACCCCCATTGACTTCTATCACTGCACGGTCAATCTGAAACATTTAACGATTCCCATAATTTGGTTTTGTATCGGTTCGCACGACTCTCTAGATGCGATTCGTTCTTTGGTAAATTATATAGGTAATCCCAAAAATCATTATCCTCATCGTGTGGACGTGCAAAGTAAACACCTTGTGGACTATGCACCTTGCATATAGAACTACCCCCCAAGGTAATCACTGGTTTCCCAAGATTACGTGCGATGTATTGCCACATACCGTCATAGAAGATACAGAAATTGGATGTACGTATATGATAGAAGGCCTCACTTATGGGTGTACGATATGTCAGTTCAACCAGTTCGTATCCCTTGAGTTCCAGAAAGTGGATAATGCGTTCCCACTCTTTGACAGAGAATGTCATCTTCCACTTCTTACCACCCGATGGTATCTCACGATTGAATGTGGGTCTCCAAAACACCACCTTCTTGGGACGACCCGTAGTCCACAATTCTTTTCGAAACATCCAGTGATGAAACGACAGAACTCGTTGTGGGTCTCTCTTGTGGCCAAACCCCCGCCATCGTTTTTTCTCAATGTCATCATCCGTAGAATTGAATATATGGTTGAGGGTAACATCCGATTGACGGTGGTACATGTTGTGTAAGTATTGGGTGCGTTCGATGATCGTTTCTGGATCTTCATAGTGATACAGAAAGTCTGCATCGTGTTTCCAGAACACGTTCATACGGATGTGATGGTTGTGCAGATGTGCAAGTTGGTGTGCACAATTCAAACCATACAGAATGTCACCAACTCCTAACGTTCCGCGCCAATCAATCTCATAAGAATCGTTAACGAATATCGGTTGATTGGAGATTGGTTCGCGGAACCAATTGGTCATTTACTTACTCTGAAAGCCTCATAGTATTGTTGTAAGTTTTTGTCATCGGCATCTGGTTCACGGTGTACGGGTTTCGGTGTACGACCCAGATATTGATTTTTGTGACGACCTTTCTTTTTATTACGAGGATCAAATCGGCTATACTTCGCCATGATTTAAATATTCTCCATTCTCTCCATTAAACGTTCTGCACGGTTCGTCACTTGACGATACCATAAAGAATCACGACCTTCAACAGCCGCAGATGTCCACTCACCACAAATTACGTGAGCGTTCATTTTCTTGAATTTAGATAGTCGAGTTCGACCCATGTTGAACATCATGTTCACAAGGATCTGTTGTACCTCATCGGGGAAACCTTCCCACACATCCACACCATAGAGCGCAACGCACTCACTTATAGCCAAGTCGAGATCGCTTTCAAAACATTCGCGTACTCGTTCTTCGCTGACGGGTGTTCCGACTGGTTGTCCGTGTTCTGGATCTCGCTCAAGCACGAGATGTCCCACTCCGAAGGTCGGGTACCCAAGATGGTCCAAATAAATTTCATTGACTACTCCCTCGTCAATTTTAAGTTGTTCGAATACTGCTTCACGGTTCATTGGTCTACGACCCCTTGTAAATAGATTGCAAATGATCTTCAAACTGTTCTACCTTCTCTAATCGGTTAGGCCAGTAAATGTAATCCTTTTCAGGGTTGGCCTTTAGATTGTTCAATAACGGTGTAATCGCATTGTACAGTTTATCTAGTGTATCTGTTGTGGTTTCTACCTGCGACTGTGTATCACGAACCACATCAAGTTCGTCTTCTGTTACCGCAGTAAAACCAAAATCGAATAAGTCTGACATTTTACTTTTCCTTTGTGAAAATGAAATCACCCCAGAAGGGATTAAGATCTCGTGGCCAGTCTGCGAACGCTGGTCGAGACCATTCTCGAACATATCGTTCTCGACTGTATGTATAATTACCGCACTTCCATCCATTCCCAACTACTTCAACTTCACCATTCAATGGTATAACATCACGTCTTATGACATGACCAACAACACTATACCCTAACTCACGTAGATAGTCAAACGTCTCTTGTTGGTGTTTACTCATCTCTAGTTTGATCATGGGTGAATTGTTTAGTAGAGTTTGTTCTGCACCCTTTAGTGCTTCGAGTTCGTGACCTTCCACGTCCATCTTTATAAAGTTAAGATCATCGATACCATAACTGTCTAAGGTCACACACTCTGTGTTAACTACTCTATAAGGTGACGGTGGAGTTACTTCAAGGGAAGATAATTCACCTCCAACTCCACTCTTACAGATGTTCATATCGACATATCCGGCCTGAGAACTAAGTGCTTTATTGAATACCTGAAATCTAGGAACGTTAAAAAATTCATTCCAGAGTTTACCATAGAATGATGGATGAGGTTCGAATGCGACTATTTTCCTATAAGGTTGTTCTAATGCCCTGTGAGTAAACGCACCTCTCGCAGCACCCGCATCAACGAAGGTGCCATCGATGGGGATCGAAGGATCTAGTCTAAGAAAATCTTGAATTGAATTTGTTTTTTGCATATCAAAGACCCATCCACTCTTTAGTCATTATGTAGTCTCTCACAAGGCCACTACGGACAATGTCTTCCCAAGAGAATTCTACCACGGAGAAATGTTTGAGTTGTTCAAGGATCTCAAGGAACGTGTTGATACCGTTCTTCTCTCCGGTCTGTTTAAAATCTGACTGCTTGTAATCCCCACAGAAAATGATTTTAGAACAATGTCCTATTCGTGTGATAACAGAATCTAGTTCATGAAAGTTGAGGTTCTGCATCTCATCTACAATAACAATACTGTGGTCAAATGTCACACCACGAATATACGAGGTGGATTCAAACTGTATGTATTTGTTGTGGACTAACTTATCGTATGCACGATCATCTTCAAAGAGATCTGCGGTAGCTGCACGATAGGGTCCAGTGAATGCATCAAGTTTCTCTTCAATGGTTCCTGGCAGAAACCCAACCTCTCGTGTAGGTACTGCACTACGAATGATACGTATCGACTCATACGGTGTTGACTTGTCCATGACTTCTTCGAGTGCAAGATAGAGTGCAAGGAATGTCTTACCTGTACCCGCAGTACCGACCATGGCGAGGTTATCTCCCTCGCGCCATGATGACCATGCGTCTTTTTGTGATTCGGTGACGGGCTCGATAGTACGAAGATTCTCGATGCGAATTGCCATCGATTCGGCTTGTTGTTGTTTTGTTTTCATCTAGTTATGTATCGAGTTGTCAACGAAACCGTACTTACGTTTTTTCTCTGCAGACAGACCCGAATTACCGCCGGCCTGTTTCTTAATCTGATCGAGTTTATTTTTCCAATCTCCGGATGTCTTGCTCAGAACTGAGCCTGTGTGGGATACTAGATCTGGTACGCCTGTATGGACTTGAGTCCACTCTCCAGATTCGACCATCTCTTCTTTCTTGGAGATAGAGATCAGGAACTCTTTTACTTCCCCTGTCTCTGTGTTCTTTAAATCATATGTTGGCATAAATGTAATTCCAGTAAATGAAAAAGGCCCTCAATCTAGAGGGCCAGTTCCAGATAAGGATCACCCCCTTAGTCGAGTTTCTGCTTGCGATATTGCAGTTTCTAAAAACAATTGTCGTTTAGCAACTTTGTGTGCAATATCTGCTTTCCCCCGTTTGTTTAGTTTATGTATATAATGTCCCAACTCTTGCGAGTCTTTTCTAAGTCTTTCTAACTGATTCGTTTGAACCATGTACTCTCCTTATTTTAATTGACGGGAATCATCATTACAAAAGATCTGGAAATGCCTCCTTAACTAATTGTTTGCTCAATCCTTTTGGTGGTTCTTTGTTTATCATAGCCACAAGTAACTCCGCATCACGCGGATGTACCGACTCACACATGTCGATAAATAGTTTTTCTCGTTTGACTGCGGGAAGACGCGAACTCTCTCTGAGACCTTTAACGAAGTATTTAAACTTCAGATGCTCTTTATGGAGTGAAGCGGGATGTGATGACTCATCTGCTGGAGTGTAAGGGACTCTGCCAGCTGGAAGGTTCCACTGGATACTTTCTGATAAAGTGCCTTGCAGAATATCTCTCAAGGCCCATACCTTTGAATGCTGCTGCAGTATTGCAATCTTATCTTTCTTGGCACGTTTCTTGGCTGCCTTTTCTAGAATTTCATATACATCTAGGGTGTTCTTAAATGCCATAATATTTCCTTATCGCGTTGTAGCTCATTATACACATATGTAGTCGGGTTGTCAAGTGTTATTTACGCATCGCATCCATGTCACGTTTCTTTTGCATGACCATACGATCCAGATACTTTTTGTGTTTAGTGTTCTTGATCGGTGAAGTCGTAAACTTTCGAATGTCTTTGTACGCCCGTTGTGTCTCTTTGACGTAATCCTTGCCTTCACTGTTGTCTACGATCAACATGTTCTCTTTGCCAAAGATCGTCTGGAACTCACCGATGTTGTTTTGAATCGTTTTCCACATCTTGGAGACTTGATCGTCAGGAAGGGTTCTTGCTCGCATACGGTTACGCTTCAGTGCAGTTTGTTCATCTGTGTTGACAAAGATCATGGCGGTATCGTAACCTGCTATTTCAAGATTCTTTCTTGCGGTTTTTATTTTAGCAATGTCTTTGCCTGTACCATCAATAACCAGACCAAGACGACCAACCATGAGACGATGTTGTTTTATGTTGGTCAGTTTCTTTGCTCTTCCCCGAACCTCTTGTCCCTTGGGCGAGAAAATACCGTCCGGTGTCATGGGTATGTTGTTTTTATTGAGTAAGAACTCAAATGCAGTGTCTGAGTTGATGACCTTATAACCCAATGATGGGAGACCCGTCCTACCCACGATGAATGACTTACCAGAACCAGGCCCACCTGCAAGGAATACTGCCTTGAAGATTGCGGGGTCATCGACACCCTCATTTAGAAATTGTTCGAACCGTAACACTGTCAGACCTCAATTAAATGTATAGAGTTATTTATTAATTCCAAGATGTCGAGATGAGATTCTTACCTGTATAATACCATTATAATATTTATCATCAAACAACACCCGTCTCTTGA